ATTCGGATCTTTGATTCTTCGGTGTCGTACCTCAATTGATTCTTTTACTTTGACATAACAGTTATAGCAGTATTTAACTCCAGGTTTAACTGCAACATGACACTTCTTGCATAAGCAGTTGTTGAAAGCGAAGTATTCTCCTGGTTCTGATTTGCCATAGGTTTTTGTGAAAGGTTTTAATCTATCCCATCTAAATTTTGTCATACTAATACTAGTATAGACCGTTGGTATGGAGTTGTGTCCAGAACCAAAAAGCTCCCGAAGTTGTGGGAGCTATTGGAGTATGGGACAGTTTTATTATACAACAAAAGGAAACTCCCAGTACATTTATATATTTGCCTGGGAGAATTTTCCTAAGAGATCTTGCGGTTTTCCCTATGCTAGATCAGATACTTCTATTGTAACAAATTAGATAGAACTCTTGCCATTAGACTTGATCTTTGAGGTCTTAGATGCACCGTATACATTGTGCTTCTTCTCATCAAGTGTGCAATCATTGCAAGCACCGTGAGTGTACTTTACTTCATCAGGTGATCCCTTTAGATGTTCAATAACAGTTCCAGGATGTGACTTGTATTTGTCCATATGGTTCCTTAAATTAAATGGTATAGGTCTATAATAACAGAAATGCTACTACTTTCTCCACACATAGATACGGTTCGTCCCTTAGAGCTTGAGTTTAATGGAACACACTCGGGTTTATTAGACAACTGGTTGGGAGTGATGGCTACCTACTTAGCAATTTACAGAACCCCGTCTATTCTTAAACTAATCCATGAAGGTAAAGTGGGAGTCTTTCATTCTAAACATGAAGAGTTTGGGTTAGATGATCTTCCCAATAAAGGAATTGATCTCGCTATCGTAGTGGATGTTTGTAGTGGAAAGCGTTACGAGGGTGTAGATATTGCTTTAGAGAACATCTCCACACCTGGACGAGACTTTGTAACGCCCCTAAAAGGGTTTTTGAAGTGGGAAGGCTACAAAGTTATCACCAAAAAGTATACGGGAGAGGACGAGGATGCAGATGAATCGTGGACATGGATAGAGAAGGGTGTTCCTACCTTTACCTGCATACTTCCCGTAGACGGAGACTATCATCAAAACACCACCTGCCCTTCGGAACGAGTGGATCGTTTTGCACAAGCACTAGCTCGTGTTGTATGCTATTGCTTATAATACTAAGGTATAATAAACCTATGGACAAGAAATATAGAATCCCCGTAATAGATCCTCTCGCAACATTAAAGTCAGTAGATAAGAACGGTTTAGTTAAATACCGACGACCCACTGAGAAACAAGTTAAAGCAATGATCTCCTTGGCTCAGGGAAAGTCTCACATGCAGTCTCTTCGTGATGCGGGGTATGCTAAGGGTTCCCTTACTGATTCATCAACAAAGATTAAACCATTACTCGCTTCTGGAATGATCCAACAATTACAGGGACGTTTACTAAAGAACGGATTGAACGCTGACTACATCGCTGATAAGTATAAAGAGTGGTTAGATGCAAAGCGTGAGATTGTAACCAAGTCTGGAGAAGTAGTTGAAGACAATGACTATCAGACCCAACTTAAAGCCAAAGATGGATGGGAAAAGATTATGAAGGTTCACGAGACTCCTGTGATGCCAGGTACTAAGGGATTTGGAAGAAAGCTTACGATAGAAGAATATGTCTACGGTGAAGAGGACGGAAATGAGGAGGATGCTCCATAAAGCAATCTTCTATCAAAAGTTTATTGAAAAGAATTTCTCAGTCGTAGACATGAATGATAAGACCGTTCCTTTTATTTGGAATCCTATTCAAAAGAGAATCGCTGGTGATCTAACAGGAATGGATATTATCTTAAAGGCTCGTCGTCATGGAATGTCCACCCTTATCCTTGCGATGATGGCCGTTGATTTCATTATGACTGAGAACTTTCGGGCCGTTGTTGTTTCTCATGAAACCAAAGCTACTCAGAAACTTTTGGATAAGGTTAATTTCTTTTTGGAGTCAATGAAAGCAAGTCTTCCTCCAGAAGTTATCTATCCCGTTAAAATGAAGTACGCCTCCCGTAATGAGTTGGTAAATGAGAATAAGAACTCCTCTTTCTATATTGGTACGGCAGGAGCTAAGGCGTTTGGACGAGGAGATCAAATCTCTTGGCTTCATTTATCAGAAGCCGCTTCTTACGACGACTTAAATGGATTTTTAGTAGGAATAGTCCCCGCTGTTCAAGGTGGGAACATTTCAATTGAAACTACCGCAAAAGGATATAACTACTTTAGAGATCTGTGGGTTCGTAATCAGGATTCACCCAAGCCGTACAAAACCCACTTCATTCCCTGGTTTGAGAATCCTGAGTACATTAGACCCTGTTCTTTAAATGAAACATTCACCGAAGAAGAGAAGGCTTTGATGCAGAAGTATTCTCTTAATGGGAATCAGATTTCTTGGAGGAGATACGAGCTAGATCGCATGAATGGAGACTTGGATCACTTTGGACAAGAGTACCCAGCTTCGGCAGAGGAAGCGTTCATCGTTTCAGGAAACTGTGTGTGGAGTCCTTCGCTTATCCGTTGGTACATGGATCGGACCAAGAAACCAGTAACCCAAGTAAATCTCTTTGGAGTTGATCCAGTTAGGGTTGAGGAGAATGAAAAGGGATATGTAAAGATTTGGAAAGCTCCCGATAGAAGACATCGTTATGTAATTGGAGCTGACGTAGCTGAGGGAAAGAATCAAGGAGATGAGAAACAGGGGGATTATTCCTGCGCTCAGGTTCTCAATCAAAACACAATGGAACAGGTGGCGGTGTGGAGGGGAAGATTGGACCCAGATTTGTACGGCAGACAGCTGGACATGCTTGGTCGGTATTATAACAACGCTCTTATTGCGGTAGAAAAGAACTCAATTGGACTCCTAACTCTCAACACGCTTCGTGACTTATACTATCCGAATCTCTATTACCGAGAAAAATTTGGTCTTATCAGTGAGAAAACAACCGAAGAACTGGGTTGGGTGACTGATCGAATGACCAAAGATTTGATTGTAAGTGTTGCTACCCAGCAACTAAGAGACAAAAGAATTCGATTATATGATGAAGATACCCTTGGAGAGATGAAAGCCTTTGTTAGAAACTCCGCTGGACAGGCTGGAGCTGCTAGTGGATATCATGACGATCTGGTAATGTCTCTTCTTATCGCAATAAAGATGCTTTCTCAACCACAGAATATGGAGCATGGAAATCCCATAGAAAGGGACGCTTATAGCGGAATTCAGGGTATTTTTACCTCAAATATAGGCGAAAGTGGGGATTATGTAGAGGATTTTGGTGGTTCAGAAGAAGCAGAAATATCAAAACAAGACTGGAATTGGAGGAACTAATGTTCTTTTTACTACGTCCTTTAGAAAAAAAGATTGATGATCTGTCTTTAAAAGTAGAAAATTTGTTTTCTAAACTAGATCAGATTCATAAAATTGAACTCTGGAACCAACAAGAGCTATTAACAGTGACAGAGAAACTTGGTAAACTGGAGACAGTGGCATCTCAACCTGTTGAAAAGGGCGAGAAGAACCAAATAGAAAGTGATTTAGATAATGATATTGAAATTACTGAGGATATGCGGGTTCCAATTGTAAATTGAATAAAAGTTAGATTTGAAAACGAAAAAACTTCAAAACAAATCAGACTCTCACCATTGCCCGCTGTTAAATAAATTATGAAACAAAAAACCCCAGAGATTACCAAAGAAACCGATAACCCAAAGACAGACAAACTATTAGAGTCAATGGATTTTCTTCGTAAGGGAAAGTCACTTCTAAGACATTCCGTTGATGCAAGAAAGAGGTATGACTATGAGTGGATGGTTCGTGATTTGTTTCGTCGTGGGTATATGTTTTCTAAGTATCAACCTACCACGAACACCATTGTCTTAGCGAGTAAGCAGAACGCACAAATTCCGATTAACCTTACTGCTATTTGGATGCGCTCAATTTGTAATCAGGTTACTTCCTTCCGTCCTAAATGGGAGATGATGCCTGATGGTCTTTCTAAAGAAGCAAAGGTTCAAGCCAGATATAAGCAGGTTTTATTGGATCACATCTATAAAACAGAACATCTTAAAACTAAGATTAAAGAAACGGTAAAACAGGGACTTATGTTCTCAGTCGGTGGACCATGGCAGGTTGTCTATGATAAAGAAACTAATCAAATTAAAATATGGCATAGAGATACATGGGACTTTTTCTGGGATATGTTCTCAGACACGATGGAAGATTGTCAGTATCAAATCATTGCTGTCCGTCGTCCAGTAGATGAAGTTCAAAAGAATCCTGACTTTGATGCAGAAGCTCGTATGGAAATCAGGGGTGGAGAAGAACGACTGGCTGTTTCTGAGAACAAACAATTCCTAGTTCAGTCTATGAGACAACTTCCTGCGGTAAAAGAAGAAGAATATGAGTCAGTTCTTTTGTTTGAGGGATACTTTAAGACTCGAAATGATAAGGGTGAAGTAGATATTCGCAAGATGGTCTGGACAGATCAGAATTCCAAACCTCTCATAGACGAGATGCAAGGACAAGACTTTTTTGACTTTGTTCTCTATCGAGCTGATCTTAACCCCCGTGAGATTCTTGGTGAGGGTTGGATGAAACATGTAATGCCTATCAACCGAGTAATTAACTTGGCCGAGTCTTCTGTATTTGATTATATGACTCGTGTTGCTAAGGGAAGAATACTTGTAGACAAAGATTCTGGAGTCAATGCAATCCACACAACTCATGGAGAAGTTATTTCTAAGAATCGTGGGGCAGAAGTTCGCATGTTGGAAATGCCCAACCTTCCTCACTCGGTAAACCTTTTCATTGATCGTATGCACCGATACGGTGAGGATCTATCTGGAGTTCATGATTCAACTCTGGGTCGTATGCCTACTGGAATCAGATCTGGAATTGGACTTAACGAACTCAAACAGGGTGATGCAACGAGTCAAGATGATTTAGTAGACAACCTAGAAGACTTCCTAGAAGAAGTGGCCAACAAGATTTTTAAGAAGATTTCCAAGCATCAGAAGACCTATCAGGTAATTCATGATCTAGGATTTAGAGATTCAGAAGCCAAAGCATTCGCTGTTGTAGGAGAACATGCTGGCAAGAAGGGATCTACTATTCCTGGACATGAAGGTCAGGTAAAGATTGGCCCAGACTGGTTTGATTTAGCTGTCATAGGTGATGACAATAATGCTAGGGTTACCATCGGTTCGTGGCTTGGTTATACGAAGGAAGCCGCACAAGAAAAGGCTCTTAACCTGGCTAATGCAGGAATTATTGACCAGAAAGAAGTTCTTAATATCTTTGAGTTTGGCGATGTTGATGACTTAATAAGAAGAACTCGTGTTGAGAAACTTTTGAATAAGAATCTTGGTCAACCTTCTCAACCAGGACAGCCTGGACAGGTAGATGACTACGATCTTGCTATGACTGAGAATGAAATGATAATGAATGAGAACAAAGATATGCCTGTGAAAGAATCAGACGATCATATGGTTCATATCGCCATTCATCAG